GTTTGTCGCTTAGTAGGAAAAAAGTCCGATTCTGTCGTTTTTTCAGGTTCTTGCGTAATCGGTGGCGTGTCAGTCTGTGAACGCTTCAGGTTTTGTGCGGCTGCTCGCTTATTTTGTTGTGAGGCACCTTTTCTGGAGTTACAAGCCTGATGTGCTGGCTGTAAGTTGTCGAGGCTGTTGTCACCACCGAACATGAGGCTGACGATATGGTCGGCTGTGTTGGCTCCTGCCTTGCCGCATAAGGCACAGATGGTTGCTTTGCCATCGGACAGGATTTGTTTGCGGTTGGCTTTGTAGATGGGGTCGTTGTATGGGGATGTCATAAGGCTGATGTTACTAGCGCCCTTGCTTCGCTGCGGTTGCTTTCAGGCGTCTTCCGGTCTCAGGTGTTTGTGCCCCCCACATTTCACAGCAGTGTGCTGTTGGCTGCCGGACTGTTTAGGGTGGAACACCAATCGCCTTTTGTGTCGTTAGGGAACGCTGCACAGTGACTGATACCAGCATCACTTCATTTGAGTCATCACATGAGGCTGGGCGCACTGCTCGACCCTACTTCCGTAGTGTGCTTACCAACAGAGTGCAATCCCCTATGTGGCCCTTGGTCGTATTCAGTTGTAAAGGACTGTCAGTCTTTGCGGACACCCTGAAGGATGGCAATGCCAATAGAGATGAGTAGGGCGTACCATGCCAGTATCAGCATTGGGAGAGCCTTTGGGCTATGAAGTCTAAGTCTGATGGTCTCCAAAGGTAGCACTCTGCGTGAGGGTGCAGGGTTCTTAACCAATGCAGTTGAGCCTCTGATGCTTTTCCTTTCTCGGTCTTTAACTCAGCAAAGATGAGGCCACGCTCGATGTGTGCCATGCAGATATCTGGATAGCCCACTGAGCCTGTGGTTATGTATCGCCCGGTGCGTGTCATCGAGGGCTGGCTGTGGTGCAGTGACCACCCATGAAGGTAAGCGAGAGCCTTTACCTGTTGCAGGAATGATGCTTCGCTTATGTCAATCATCGTTTGTCTCTACCAAGCATGAAACCGCACATGAATACGGCACTAAGCATGATGATGAGACTGAAAAGGTCTAACACTTAAAACGGTTCCTCTGGTGAGTCGTAGGTTGGCGCTGGCTGTTCACCATTCTTGAGGCTGTCAATGTATGCACTGGCCTCTCGTTTAGTCATGGCCTGAAGGTTTGCTGGTGGCAATTTAGAAATGGATTTACACAGCGCACGAATCATGTTTTGCTGTTTATCGCTGGCAAGATTGCTGAACTCAGTCACTGTCGTGTCGCCCTGCATCCGTTGTACCTTGCCCATTTCTTCACGGCTAGGGCGCTTCGATGGGTCACTGCCAGCAAGGTTGTAGTTAGCAAGTCCTCGGCCAACGGCCCCGGTCTCGGCGTTGGCAAGGTGAGAAGTTTTGTTTATATGCGATGAGTTACGCACTTCCTCTTCCCAGCCCGTGGAGACAAGCACATCCCCTATCCAAATCTCTGCCTTAAAGACAGCAACATCTGATAGGTAGTGCACTAGGTCTGTAATAATGCGGCCGTCTGGGTGTGCGTCATAGAACTTGCTAATTCGACTGGCAACGGGCTCATAGGAATCGAGATCAAAGGCCACGGGCGTACTCATTTGTTATGCGGTTTAACTCTGTCTCAATGCGCTGCAAAGCCTCTTTAAGTAGTTTAATTTCCTGCTCTTTGGCATAGATCATGTCTGCTACATCATCGTTGTGGGTGTACTCAAGACTCATCGTCAGCCAACTTAACGCTCGAAAGGTACGACAAGCCTTTAGAAGGGCCACTGGTGTTAAATGATGGGTGCCAAGAGTCTCGTAACTTCTCAGCAAGTGATGGGATGGCGTGAAGCGCACCCACAGCCTCAAGCACAAGGCTTGACTCTTTGAAGCGTAGTTCTAAAGCCAGATTGTGGCTCAAGTTGGTTAGTTTGGCAATTAGTTCGCCCATAGATGTTTCCATTTGTTTCCTTTGTTATTTTCCTGATGTTGCTCGCCAGTGACCAAGGCCGCCATTGTCGTAAAGGTAGCGAGCCACCTTGACATTGCATTCTGCACTAAGCAAAGCCTTGACTACATCCTGTTTCTTACAGACAGCCCGTGTCACAGTAGCCCAAGACCCTTGAATTTGAAGCAGGCCCACATCTGGGCGACCTGTTGATTTGCGGACTACTGAAAGGCTGCGTTCATTGCATCGGCTTTCCCGATAAGCAATTTTGCTCATTACGGGCACAACTTTTGCAGGAAAGTATTGCTTGAGCAGTGGTTCCCATTTAGGGCAGGAGTTAGTAGCCGCACTTGCGTGGGCTGGGGTTGATAGGGCGAGGATTAGCGATAGTGCCATGAGTTTCTTAAACAACTCTCTCTACTTCTGTTGCCGGCAACCAATCCAGAAAGGGCCAAACTCTTTGTGAGACCGTGGTTCTGAGATGTTCGCCTGTTTCCAAATCCGTGAAGATTTGAACGAGTATTAACTTGTCCTGAGACACTAACTGACGGTAGCCGTAAGTCTTGATCATGGGCGGTTGGCCATCATTTTAAGCCATAGCCAACAGGAGACCCATCCCATTATGAAACTGTAAATAAACTGTGTGTCAGTCATAGCAACCGGTCGCAATGTCAAGACCAAAGCGTGTGATGGCACATACCATGCCTTGAGAGCCCGTTGAGAGGGTCTTACGGACTCCTAAGTCGTGGATAAGCCCTTGGTTGCGTAGATCGGCACAACGCTTCCAGTAGCCGTTAATAATGTGGCCTCGTGCGGCGGCTATGTTGGCTGCTTCCTCGTCTGTAAGGCCGCTGATGTTTCCTGCGTAGATTGCAAGCAGGATTCCACGATGGCTGTTAATCCTGATTGGCTTGATTTGGCGTGATGTGTCCGGGTCTGTGGCCCTGAACAGTGGTAAATCCTCTAAGAGGTAATCCTTCATGCGTGACATTTTATATTTCCTTTGTTAAAGCCCTTTGAGTGGCTATGAATCACTATACACATTTTGAGAAGTCGGTGGGGGATTTCGCCAATGGAAACAAACTACCGCCCCCCACCTAGCCCCAGCACCGCTCAAACAGTGGCTGGGAGTTCTTTTTATTCTGGCTTGAGCCTTCTAAACTCAGCCTCAAAATGTTCCAAATCTTGCTTTTCCAATTCCAAATGTATCCAAAGGCCGCCTGTGCCAGCACTTTCCTCTTTGGTTTTGTACTTGACGACCCCTGCCATGCCTTCTCCACGAGAGCAACGGTAGCCAGCACCATACTTCGTGCCGGGCATCTTGTAGAAATGCACTTCCTGAACTTTTAGGGCTAGGGAGTTAGTGACGAAGAATGTCCAGATGGCTTCAAGCACTTTGATATCACTGTGGCCAATGTCCATGGCGTAGCCAGTGGCGTGAGTGCTCAGGTTTGGCTTGTCTCGCATAGGGCGATTGACATAGGTGCCAAGGTTGGTAACTTTCCAGCGCTTTGTGCATAGGTCTAGGCACTTGGCTGTGATCGGTTGGGTGGTTTTGCCATCCCATGCTGGGTAGTACTTGTACGGTCTGACAGCCATTATGAGTTTGATGGGGACAGCACTTTAACTGTCGCCGTTCCGGTAGCGGCTAAGGCGTAAAGGGTTTCTTGCTCGTCTAGGAATATCTGTTGAAAACCCAATTTGGGGATATCAAGACCCTGAGCGCTGGAGACATTAGAACCACCTAGGTGAATGTCTTGGGTTGTGCTTTGCACATAGATGGTTTGGCTGCCAAAACTGGTGCTGTGAATTAGCACTGGTGTGGTTGCGCCTACTGTGTAAACGGTCGTTTTCATTGTGGGTCTTTCGGTTTGTCTTTAAGTCCATTACCTGCCAGCAAGCCAATAAGGCCACCGGACAATGTAAGCAACATACTGCTAAGCACTGAGATTTGGGCAGCGTCTAGTTCGGCCATCTTTTCAGGCTGAGTCACAAAGAGCAGGCCGTAAAGGATTGTAAACACTGAACCTACAAATGAAAGCGTTAGGCCAATGGCCACAATCATGACGATTCGGGCTTTAATTTCTTCATTGCTGTGTCTGTTGTCTGGTTTCATCGGCATTTTGCTCCTGTTGCATATCGGGGGGCTGTGGTTGTGTCGGGTGAGATGGTGTTAGTAACGCTCGAAAGGGCTTTGTTTTTAGTTGGTGGGCAGTTTAAGCGTTCACGGTCTCCGCAAGCGGTGAGCGATGCGCAAATGACCAATAGAATTAGGCTTTTTCGCATTATGCCGCGCCAATATCTTCAACCATAAAAATTCCTGGAAGTGTTGCATCCCTTGAAAGTGTTGCTGATGCAGGAGTAGAAAAGCCAGTGCAAATAATTGTTGTACTTCCTGCTGATGGCGTAAAATAGCCCATTAAATGAAAAAATGCAGCGTTGCCACCTGTACCGGTTGGGACAAAACCCGTTTGCAAAATAGTTCCCGAAATGTTTGTTAGACGAACACGACCTCGGAAATATGATGTGACGCCAGCAAGAGCGTCAATGTTTGGTTCGTACCAAGTGAATTTATAAAGACGATTGGCAACTGCCGTGAAAGTCAAAGTCATTGAAGTCAAAGCCACTTCTGTTGAAATAGTTGCCTGTGAACTGGTGTTCTTAACGGGCGCAACCATTGCCCCACGAGGGAACTGGTTTTGTTGGGCAGCCGTCAGAATCTGACCACTTGTAAAGTCTGTATTTGGTGTTGTTGCCATGTTGTGTCTCCTTTAGAAACTTAGAAGGTTAGTAGTTGAAAGAGTACCGAAAATAGCATCGTCTAGGGTGAGATACTGATTGCCGTCTGTGGATTCAAATTGCAGGCTGTAAATATGTGAGCCGGGAGTTATGTTATGGCTTATGCCAGACACGATAAGGGTTTGAGACTCGGTTGCTGGGGTGCCAGTTGTAAAGTTTTTTACAACAGTAGCAATACTGGTTAAGTCAAGGTTGAAACAAATGTTTTGATTGGCCGTGGAAAGTGCAGCCATTTGTGTTGAGACATTGGTGAACCTAAGCACTGGGTTTTTGTATTTGCCCAACAGATAGTTGCCTAGGCCAGCCACTTCGGCCACTGTGCTGTTAAGCAGGTTCGTAAGGTTAAGGCTTTGTGATTGGTACTGGCTAATGCTTGTGGCATCGCTAGTAATTTGCTGAACTCCGGCAGGGCTTTGGGTCACTATGTAGTTATAGAGCAATTCGTCACCATACGAATTAAGCAAAGTCTGATATGAAATTGACCCTGTGTAACTGAATGTGGCCCCAGATACAGGGTTCAAAACACTAGACCTACCCTTAAAGGTAAGGGTTCCGTCAGCCGCTACAAATAAATAGCCTTGCTCGCTGGTGTTTACCAGTTGCAAATAGGTAAGCAAATTGGTGCCGTCAGCAATGTTAAAGCCACTAGATACTGCTGATGCTCCAAGGGTAGATGTACCTGTGCCAATGTTTCGAGCGCCTTGGTAAGCAACCTCTGTGTAATCAAGGACAGTGTTTATACGAGCATTGGTGGTTTCTGCCGTGACGGTACGAGCCACAAGGGTTGTGTTAGCCAACACGGTAAAAGCATCAGAGCAGGCTGCATACATTCTGTCGCCGTTGCTGGCAATGTCGTAATCCAGATTCCAATCTGTGATCAGTCCTGTGTAGATCGGGATGCCGTTGGCCAAGATTTGAATAGGGCAGCGTGGCAGCACATATGGGTAGTAAATGCTGGAAGTGTTTAATGGGTCAAGGATGCGGCTTGAGTTATTGAAACTAACTGTGGCTGTTCCGGCGTTAAATTGGTCTAACTGGCGTGAACGCCCACGAGTTATGTTTACGGACTCCACAAGGCTTGTTAAGTCTGCATAGGCCAAGCCACCAAGGGTGCCTGTATTAAGCAACCCATAGACAGCATCGTTAAGTTGGAAGGGTTGTCCGAATCCTGTTGTGGTTTGGAACCCGACCAGAACTTGGATTGTTGGTGCTGGCATTAGTAACTAATACCTGTGGCTGGTGCAAAAACTGCGCCTGATTTTCTCTGCGATTTTAAGATTGCACTGATTATTTCCTGCCCAATTTGATCGGGCGTACTTACGATTCCTGCTTGAACTGTGATGTTCATGCCGCCACCCATAGACCCAAGACGGTCGAGAGGGATTATGGCCTCTGGCCCAGCCTCGCCGGCGATGATGGAAGTAGCACGAGTTACCACGCCGCCCTCAGCCATTAAGGTTCCCATGCCAAAGCCAACACCGGGCCCGCCAATGTTTGCAAATATGCCAGACAAATCAAGTCCTGAAAAATCAAAATTGCTTAAGTCAATTCCCTCACCAGCGATAACCCCGGCTCTATAAATATCTGTCTTTGAAAGATTTGGCTTTGAAAGTTCTACTTCAACTTTTGCAATGGTGTCTTTAATGCCATCGAGAAAACTGGTGGCTGCATCTACGCCTGCTTGGTAGTACTTGGCTGCTGATTTTTCAGCCATGTCTTTAGCAAGTTGTGTCATGCCATCAGTCAATTTGTTTGCTCGTAATATGCCGTCTGCTGAGCCAAGAATTTCCTCTGCAATAAGGGTTCCACCATCTACGCCTGCTGCAAGAACCTGCTGCAAAGCCGCTTCGTTGAGATTGCCAGCCATAAGCCTGCTAACCAATTCACCGAACTTCTTAGCCTTATCTGCTTGCTTAGAAAGGTTGTCAAAGAAGGTCATTGGTTTTGCTTGTGCGGCTGCCACATCTAATGTTGCTGCTGCTAAATCTTTCTGAACCAATACAAGAGCGTCATAGTTGTCTTTATCTTGAAATGCGTTCCATTTGTTGTATGCCTCATTCACTTTGTCCTGAGCATCAGATTGTTTGTCTAACGCTTTCTGAAGGTCAGCAGCATTGCCTGATGCCTCAGATTGTGCGTTACCAAAATTGAAGGAACCTGTAACTGCAGCGCCTACGCTCTTGCCAAAATTATTGAAAGAGTCTTGTGCGGTTTTTAGTTTTTCTTGAGCATCTTCGAGCCTGACATTCAGTCTTGCTCGCAAAGCATCGGCAAGGTCTTGGATTTCGGCTTTAAGTTTGGCTGCAGCCTCTTTGGCTTTGGCTAAGGCATCGGCTTTTTTCTTTGCAGCGGCTGTGGATTTGTCTGTTGATTTTGTGGTCTCATTAACTTTTGTTTGAAGCAACTTTTCAAAGCCAGCCAATTCCTGAATCTTGTTAGTAACTCGACTAGTTGCTCGTTCGTTTTGTTTTAGCGCTGAGGCTTGGTTGCCTACATATTCATTGACTTTGCCGACAACAATGCCAAGGCCCTTCATTACTTGAGCAAACGGCAAAACTATTGTGGCTAGTTTTACAAATCGGTCTAGCCATTTGCCAGTTGAGTCTTTGGCTTTGTCCGTGTTTAAAGTCAAATAAATTAAAACATCGGCATAGTCGTTAAGCGTGTCTAGGGTCTCTTTTAACACGGGCAAGAAAAGAACGCCCATTTGTGTTTGTAGGTCTTTAAGTTTGGCGGTAAAAGTGCGCTGGGAGTTGGCTGCATCTTTAGCGGTTAAAGCAAAGTTGCCTTGTTGCAGCGCTGTCTTTTCAAGGATTACGGCTTGTGCGGCAAGGCTTTTGTTTTGAGGTGTCAATGCCTCTTTAGTGCTTTTTACCAATTCAAGATCTAAAGCCTTTTGGCGTAGAGTCGCATCATCAAGCAGAACGCCGTAGCGCCTAAGTGGTTCAGCCTCACCACGCAGACCAGCGCCCAAAGCCAATACGGCATCTTCTGGGCTGGTGTTATTGAATGACGCCAAATCGCTTGCCAGTTTGGTGAACTGAATAGACATGGCCGTTAAATCGTTGCCTGTTAATCCTGCTGCCTTACCGAGAACACCAAATGTACCGGCGGCTTTTAAGGCTTCTGTTTTGGATTGACCAAGTTTGCTGGCAGCCGTGTCGCTAAAAGCAATAATAGAATCGCTGGCATCACCAAAGATTTGCTGGGCTTTGCTGGTTTCCTCATTGAGATCGCTGGCCATTTTGGTGGCTTTAAACGCAACGGCAGCCAAAGTAGTAAGAGCAGCAGTGGCTGGAACCATGCTGCGCTTCATGGCAAAAGCAACTTTGTCGCTTGTTTTTTCTAGTTGCTGAAATTGGCGCTGGGCAAGTTTGATGCCCTTGCTGTCAAACTCTGAAACTATGTTGAGAATTACGCTCATTTCATCCTCATTGCACTGTTAGTCATTTTCATTACTTTGTTTACAAGTTCTTTAACATCAGCCTGAACTTTGGCGTCTGCTGCTTCGTAAGCCCTGTAAATAATACGAGATGGGGGCCCAAAGCGGTTGGTTAAATTGTCGCCCATTGTGCCTTTAGCCATCATGTCCAGTGCTGATGCCTGTGGCCCTAACCATTTAATGCCAAAGGTGCCTAGGTTCTGTTTGAAACCTAAGCCAGTGTCACGCACCTTCTTGCCACTGGTGAAGGCTTTGATGTTGCGGCGCACTAAGGCATCGTTCCAAGACATGATGTCAGCGCCTGACTTTCCCTTCCACGACCTTTTCATCCCGGACAGTGGGGCATTGTTTGGCAACATAGATTCGGCTTTGCCTACAACTGGTTGCACAATCTGTTTAAAGTCACGAGTAATTTGGCGGCGCAGTTTCTTGTCAATGGTGTTAATTTCCTTCAAAGCCTCTTTGAGACCTGAAAACTCCATCGTTACATCTACTGGCATTACTTTCGACTTTCGTTGATCATTTTGATGACTGTCGAGAGGTCGTCAGTTGTGAACTCTATCTCACTTGGCCAAAACCCTGTGGCTATTAGCACCGCCGCTAGGGAATGTCGGTAGGTGCCTCGGAGAAAGGGCGGTCAGTTTCCTCGCTTGCAATTTCAAGGCTGACCAATTTCTTAATGAAGTCATCAAAGACAATCGGAACCACAATGGAATGGGTTTGGCACGCCGCCCAGCACAAGAAGGCTAAGTCCTCAATGCCGATACCGTTAGCCATCTCTGATGCCTTGGTCTTGTACTTGCGTTCCCATTGGGTAACGCACCAGAGGTTGGTGGTTACTGTGAATGGGCCTTCGCCCATGTCAGCACGAAGTTCTAGTTTCATGTCGGGTTTCCTTTGTTTGGTTTGTTATGCGACAGCGGCAGCGTAAGTGCCACCACGGAATGTCAGCGAGATGCTGGAGAGTTCTCCAAGTGTTGCGTCAATGACTGGCAATGCTTCAAGGTATGTGCCTGTCAAAGTGAACGATGGGTTGGTTGCACCGACAGCGCTTGAAGTTGGCTTCATAACTACTGTGGTTGCTGTGCCGACAAGTGTTGCCAAGGTGGCGTAGGTCTCTGTGGCTGCATAGGACATGAACAATTCACAGACCAGTTCATGGTCTCCAAGACCTGCTGTATAAACACGAGAAGTACCACCAAAGGCAGTGCTTTCAAGAGCGTCAAACTTGACAGTGAGGGTTGCTGATGTGCACTGATCTGAGAGATCAACTGCATTGACAGTAAGTGATGGGTTTGAAAGGTAAGTGCTGGTAGCCATGGTGTTACTCCTCTGGAGATGTTTCTACTGTTTTAGCAGATTTGGTAGGTGTTTTGTCGGATTTGATAAAGCCACCCTCGATGAGGGCGTCAATGTTGGTTTCTTCAGATGGTTCGAACTTGTTGCCCGGTGTTCCAATTCTTGGGGAAATGATTATGTACATTGTCTGCCTTACGCTGTCTGTGCTTGTATGGATACTACTAGGTCGTAGCACGGATATTCTGCACCGCCAATGAGGTAGGCAGTTGGTTGGCCGTTCATCACGATCACATTGCTCGATATCACTTTTGCTGTGGTGCTTAGGAG